CAAGATATTATCAATTTTTACTGTTGAAGTAGGTTTGATAAAGAACTTACCTAAGACTTGTGCATCAACCTTGACTTTTCTAGAACCAGGTGCAGGAACAGTTGCAGTTCTGGAAGACCACAGATCATTTAGAATTGTACTAGTACCAGTTGCAAAGGTATTTGTTATACCAGTGTTATCAAAGTCTAGAAGTTGTAAACCGCTGCCACCAAGTACCCATGTACCTAAGGAAACAGAGTTTAGCTCAGTTGCCAGATTGAAACTAGTTGTAGCAGATCTTGTAATTGTAAGATCGCTGAAGAATGAACCATTATTTGGGAATGTTCCCAATCTAACAGCATCATTATTTTTATCAACCTTACACTGATAACCAATGTAAGGAATATCATCGTTCTTATACAGATAAGAGTTACGAGTAAACTTATCGCCAAAGAATGCAGAATCAGTAAAGTTATAATTTTCAGTTGTAGACGATGCCAGATCACTAGGCATTGCAAACGAAGTTATTGCCCTATTTCTTAGTTTGATGAAGTTCATCGAACCAGAGAATTGAGTAGCAGATTCGTATACTCCTGCCGTTGTAAGACCAGGAATTTGACCAAAGGTTAGATCTCTATCTGCAACACTTACATTAGTTGTAGCACCAGTTAGATATGATGTACCATTCAAATAGATTGTATAGGTGTCTCCAGTTCTAACTAGAGCAATATGATGCCAACGGTCTTCAACAAACGCTGCTGCAGCACCAGTAATAGGACTTACAGTATCAAGTGCTTGAGTCGTGTTTGCAGCATAGAACTCCATTCTCTTAGTGCTCTGATCAATCAGAAGCATAATGCCGCCGTTGCTCTGAGCATCATCAGTAATACAGACTAGAGGATGGTGAGTCTGACTATTGTTAGAGGATCTTGCAGAAGGCAAGAATGCAAACATTTCCAGAGTGAAGTCATTTCCATCTCCGAATGCATCCTGTAAATTGTAAGTCTCGTCATCCCACTTCAGATAAGTTGCTGCATAAGAACCAGTTCCTGCAGATTCTTTACCGTAGAACTTGAGTCTATTGGAATTGACAGCACCAGAGTTATTGGTTACGGTCAACGTAGGAGTTGGAGTACCGTCTACAGTATATTGATCAGATTCGTCTAGAATTGGGTTTGCAGCACCATCAAGGAATCTAAGAACAAACTCATTTCTATTCCAATGGGTTTGACCAGCAAAGTATACATCACCAGAAACGTCAACTGTACCAGTATGCACCGAAATACCATCGGAACCTCTACCGATTACGTTTTCAGAATGAGTAGTGATCTTGCCATCATAACCAAACTTATAAAGATCAACACGCTTGCCTTCAGGTTTGTCTAAAGTTACGCCAAGGTTATACTCACCAAAGATGTCAATTCCAATACCTTGCACAGTGGCAATAGTAGTGTTTGTAATATCGATAATACTGTGTCTGTAGTTCCAGATCTGATCACCATTGATATCATACTTCGCCAACCAAATAGCATTTAGTTGTGAAGAGTTTTTGTCATATAAACCAGCAGAGATAACAAATTCATCAAATTCGTTGATATCAAACGAAATATTCTTGAACCAGTTACCAACTTGAGTATATTCTTTAGTCCAGATACTGGTAATACCAAAACTCTCCACTTCCATCTTGGAAATGGCAAATGTAGTCTCACTAGACGATGCATTTGGAGCAATCTCCATCAATGCATAGATGAAAGGAGCTCTGATCACCATATCTACAATCTTTTCAGATTTGTTTGTAGAAGAGATCTTTCTCTTGATAACAAACTCACCAACATCACTGACAAGTGCTATAAATGCATCATCTGCATATGGGGAGTTGGTATTGGTGTGACCTGCAATAGCAAATCGGTTATCACTGTATTGTGCCAGACTATCAACATGATCAGCACGAGTTGCTCCAGAAATACCACCAATTCCTCTTTGGAATCCAAGAGTTGCAGAAAGACCATCTAGTGCTTCATCAAAACGGCAGAAAACGATATCTGGGTTATATGCATTCTGTACTGTCTGATTTGGTTTAGTTTCTCCAACAACAAACACACGGTTATTATAATAAGCGAGTTTCTTGAATGAGCAGAACTTTTCTCCACTTACGCTAGGAGTTGTAGACGCATATGTTCTTTCCCACTGTTTTGCACCAGTAGAAGACAATTTAGCAACAAATCCAATAGTTTCGCCACTAGTATTTTTAGTTTCGCCACAAATGTATGTAATTTTATTATCAAGGACAATAGTGTCACAAACTTTGGTATATTCGTTATTAGAGAACGAAGTCAGATAATAATCAGTTTTCTTTAGAACCTGTGGGTGAGATACAATGATTCTAGGATTAGTAGTGAAGTCACTACCAGAATTGAGAATATTGAAACTACTAACTGCACCAGTAGTAGTATTGATTACAGGTTCGATCTCAGCATCAATTCCATCACCATCAATTTGAACTTCGATAGGTACATCATCATTATAACCAGTACCAATTTGAGTGACGTTCAGACTTTCAATACCGTCAATAACTTTGACTTTTAGAACTTTATTAGAGTCATCTAATTGTGCATCATAAGCAACTTGTACTTTATCTCCAATCTCAATCTCATGAGGTTCTGAAGTAGTGATAACACCATATGGACGGTCATTGATCGTCTCGAATGAATACGAACTAATCGCTTTACCACGAATAGTAGAAATTTCTGCAGATGCTCCAGATCCACCAGTGTCAGTATCGTCAAATACCAGTCTATCATTGACCTGATAACTCTTACCAGGGTTCTCAACAATAAATCCAGTTACTTGAGCATCTTCAAACTTAGTAGTAGTCTCAACTTCAATATCGACTCTAGAGTCAAGACTGACACTAGGGAAATAGTCAAATAGTTCGAGTTTAGACTCTTCTAGGATTTGCTGTGGGTTATTAGTTTCATCTGTACTGATTGTGCCATCACCATCAACGTCTTCTGGTTCAAACAGAAGTACATCACCAAATTCGGTGGTTAGATTATCAGTAGCAACGTTAGGTTGACGAATGACATCAATATCAACGTTCTCGTATGGATCACGGAATCTGATGATACCTTCAGGAATGTTTTGCTGTACAGAATCTCTCGACAAGTTCCAAGTATCAACAATAGAGTTCCAGGAAGGTCCCATAATATATGGGAACTGTGGAATACCATTTTCTGATGCATCAACAGTTACAAAATATGCATAAGTGCCATCTGGATACTCTGGAGTCTTACAGAAACGACCATTATATTGATCAAGATCACCTAGACCAAAAACATACTCATAGTCTTCGATAAACTGACCACCAGCATTGATTGACAATGGTGGACCAGAAGTACGAACAGGATTTGCGTTTGTAAGAGCATTATATACTAAATTTTCCTTCAGTCTGTAACTAGTAATAACTCTCTGAATCTCAGAACCTTGATCGGTAGGATCATCATATCCATAAGGACCATAAATTGGGTTGCCATCAAATGCCCAACCAATAATAGGAGAGTGTTCAACATTCTCACTTTCAGTTAGTTGACCATTAGCATTTTGAATGATGTTATCACCCAAAACATATCTTAGACGTTGAGGATTAGAAAGGTGGGCATATTCACCACCATACTGATTATTGTAACCAGAGAAAACACCACCGTTTGCAGTATCAGTTTCAACAGTCTCTCTGAGGTTGTAAGTCCATTGGAATACTTCAGAATCAAACTGAGCGGATTGACCAACAGATATCAGATCAATAGTAGTTGTTCCCTGAGCATATGCAATACCTTTGTTGAGAATTTCAATACTAGTAACACGACCAGCATTCTCACCATCAGTATCGATGATTGCACGAGCAACAGCACCGAAACCTTCACCACCAATTACAACATTAGGTGCAGTAGTATAACCCTGACCAGCATTGACAATTGCAATAGAAATAATACGACCATTAGTAATGATCGCTTGAGCAACTGCGCCTTCGCCAGAACTCAAAGTAATGATTGGTTTAGAGGTATAGTCTACACCGCCAGACTCGACATTGACCTGCTTGATAGGTCCACGAACCTTTGCTTCTGCTGTAGCACCTGATCCGCCACCACCAGAGATAGTGATAACTGGTCTAGAAGTATAACCTGTACCTGGGTTGGTTACAAGAACCTGACTAACTCTACCTTGAGTAACGATAGCAGTTGCTGCAGCACCTACACCGCCGCCACCAACAATAGAAACCAAAGGCACTCTAGTATAACCAGTACCTTGAGTAACAACTTCAATTGATGTAAGAGCACCGTCTACAACAACCTTTGCTTTTGCCCCAGAACCAGACTGTCCTTCAACAGTCTCGATAGTCATCACTGGAGGACTATCAGCATCGTAGTCACTACCAGATTCAGTTACACTAATAGATGTTATAGGTCCATAAGTTTTCTTCTCGGTGGACTTATAAGACCAAACTGAGACACCGTTTACAAACGTACCTACAGGTCCAGGTGGAATTGTAGTTTTAGTTGAAATTGTCTGGATTGTTAGAGGGAAACGATTTAGTTTTCTCTGGTTTCCAGGAATAAGTGCAGATGCACCAAAAGGACCAATATCATAGTTTGGTAGACCAGTAGCTGCAATATAAACGTAATTATCATTGAAGAAAGTATTTTGAATATTTGTAGTATAGTCCTTGATCTGGTTGAAGATATTAGCGTCTGTTGACTTACCTTTGTTCAGGTCAATAGATGCAAGGATAGTACCCTGAGGAGTAATATTACCAGTATCTGTCAGAGTCTCATACTGGAACTCTTTCTTATTATCTTTATTGATTGCAATAACAGTAAACTGACCGTTATACACAACTGGGTTTGCACCATAAATGGTAACGTTGTCACCAACCAGCAAACCATGATCTACATCAGAATATGCAGTAGCAACTCTAGTATCACCAGTAATACTAGTAATACCAACTAGTTTTTTGACGTTATAGACCCAAGAATCCAACTGAGGTCTCTCACCTGTTGCACCTAATTTTGCAACAGTAAGTTTATCACCAGTAAGGTAGTATGAACCAGTGTCAGTCAGTACAGTAGAACCTGCTTCGGCAATACCAAGAATCTCAAGTTGTACTTGATTCGTCTGTCCTTTGTTTACATAAATCTGGAAGTTCGACTTGACTTGTGTGCCAGCATCCCAATCC